AAAGTTTCTGAACTTACGACGGAGGATATTGCAAGGAAGATTCATGCGTTGGTTCAGAGGTTTGAGCCGGTGAGGATTGTGGCAGATTCAGGAGGACTAGGAAAAATGATTGTGGAGGAGTTGAACCGGCGTTACGAGTTGTCCGTCTGGCCTGCCGAGAAGTCGAAGAAGCTCGATCACATTCAGTTGATTAACTCCGATTTCACCAACGGCAGGATCTTGATTGAGGACACCGTTTCGACAGAACCCTTGAGAGATGAACTGAGCCTCTTGGAATGGAACTTAGCAGAGAAGGAAAAAGGCCGGTACATCGAAAGAGATGACCTGGAGAACCACTGCACTGATGCAATGCTCTATGGATGGCGTGAGTGTATGCACTACCTCCACCGGACGGAGAAGCCGGTTCCAATCCACGGCAGTCCAGAATTTTTTGAAAAATTTGAGAAGGAACTAGAAGAAGAGTGTCTCCGGAATGTTGAGGAGGAGGACGAGCCTGAATGGTATGAAGTCAACTACACTGATCAAGTCTATCCAATATGAAAAAGAAACCTGGACTCTACGCAAATATTCATGCAAAGCGCAAACGGATCAAGGCTCAGAAAGCAGCCGGTAAGACTCCGGAGCGCATGAGAAAAGTCGGAAGCAAAGGCGCACCTACTGCCAAAGCCTTCCGTCAATCTGCGAAAACTGCCAAGAAACGATGAAACTGACTAAACGTCAAGAGGCAACTTTGTCTCGTCATTCCAAGCATCACACCAAAAAGCACATGGCGGAGATGCGGAAGATGATGAGAAAAGGCAAATCCTTTACTGAGTCACACAAAATGACTCAGAAGAAAATAGGACGCTGATGGCAAAATACCAAGGCCGGACGGTCAAACTGAACACGCCGATCCGCACACCTGGAGAGTCGAAGAAGTTCAAGGTGTATGTCAAATCGGGCGAGAAGGTGAAGGTTGTCCGATATGGCGATCCAAATATGTCGATTAAAAAGAGCAATCCGGCTGCTCGGAAATCATTCCGTGCAAGGCACAATTGCGACAATCCTGGCCCAAAGACAAAGGCCAGATACTGGTCATGTAAAAACTGGTAATGGCAAAGAGGCAACAAGAACGATACCGGAGGATGAAGGTCACGAAGCCTCGTGATGTCTCCGCAAAAGCAATCGGCAAGTCACTGGTTGCCGGATCTCTTGGTATGCCTGCCGATATTGCTCAGATGGCAATGATGGCACAACCTGGAGCTATGATGTCACCGACGGTTAGAGAAGCATCCGACAAGATGCCTCTGACCTCGGAGAAGATTGCACAAAGCATGGACGTGGACACGGAGTCACCAGAGTTTCTGACCGGCTCCGTCCTCGCACCTGGACCTCCAGGTTCTAGTGCGGTGAAACTGGCAAAGGCCGGAACGGTTGCCAAGAACCTTGCTGGTGCGTTGCCGGTTGTTGGATCAATGAAGAAAGTCTTCACCTCTCCTGCCGTCAAAGCAGTGTCTGAGATCAAGCAAAACAAGATGCCTGCAAACCAGTGGATCTCTCAGATGAAATCACGAGGCGTCAAGCAGGATGAACTGACCTGGACCGGCGTCGAAGATTGGTTGAAGTCTCAGGATAAATCGGTGACAAAGCAGGATCTGGACGAGTACCTGGAAGCAAACCAGATTCAGGTGCAGGAGGTTGTCAGAGGTGAAGGTGACATTGTTTTAAAACAAAATCCCGATGAACCGGAAATTCTTGAGATATACCGTGCAGATGATCCAGATGATGGCGCTTTCTATGGTGTGGTTGGTGAAATCATCAAACCAAGAGAAGGATTTAGTGCTTATCAGGTAAATGTTCCTGGCTTAGATCGAGTTGGATTTAACACACTGGATGAAGCAAAAAAATATGTGCATGACAATACTGTTTTTGGAAACACAACAAAATACAGTCAATACACTCTTCCAGGTGGAGAGAACTACCGTGAGTTGTTGCTGACGTTGCCAAGCAAAAAAATGGTTGATCCGGTCAAACGATATGATGAGTTGAATAATATAGCTGCACGGCGGAATTTGACAGAGGCAGAAGAAGCCGAAATGCTTGCCATAGAAAACCAGCAATTCAACCAGGAGTCCGGCACCGTAGGAAGAGATTTTGTGTCAGGCCACTACGATGAACCCAACATCGTCGCACACATCCGGTTTAATGAACGTGTCGATGCAGACGGCAACAAAGTGCTATTTATCGAGGAAATCCAATCCGATTGGGCGCAAAAAGGACGGAAAGAAGGATTTAAAACAGATTATAAGCCTTTGACATTAGAAAATGCTGAAATAACTGAAACAGATACTCAGTATTTGATGACTGTACCACAAGAAGATTTAGGAATTTTAAAAGGTAGAGAAAATTTTGCAGTAGGAAAAGGCGTTGTAAGCGGACGCAAAGGAGAGTTTGGTGCAGAAGAATATTTTGATAGATACATTAAAGATTTAGAAAAAGAGGCGTTACAAAAAGAAAATTTAAAAACTACGCCACAAGCACCATTTGTCATGGACACCAATCAGTGGACCTCCTTGGCACTCAAGCGCATGGTCCGATGGGCAACTGACAACGATTTTGACCAGATTGCCTGGACAACCGGCAAGCAACAAGCGAAGCGTTATGATCTGAGCAAGCAAGTTGATGCAATCAGAGTGACACAAGAAAGTGAAGTTGGCGGACCTATAAAAGATACTTACCAAATCATTGCTAGGCCAAAAGGCGGAGGTGAGATGGTTGAGGTTGCAAGAGGTGTGTCCGCAGAAAAAATGAGTGATTATGTTGGTAAAGAACTTACCGAAAAGGTTTTGAAAACTATTGAAACAGACAAAGCTGAACAATTAGCACAAGGCGTTGATTATTATCCAGTAGCTCATGAGTTTACCGGCGTCGATCTAGAAGTAGGCGGAGAAGGTATGGGCGCCTTTTATGACAAGATCCTGGTAGACCGTGCCAAGAAGCTCGGAAAGCAATATGGATCAAAGGTTGAGAAAGGTGAAATTGTTACAGAAGAAGCTCCTATGATTCAGATGCCAGACCAAGAAGGTGTACCTGACGCACAAATTGAATATTATATAGATAAGCCAGTAAAAGATGAAGTCTGGACCATGAACCTGACCGACAAGCTAAAGAAGGCAGCCAAGGATGGCCTGCCGTACTATGTCGCACTACCTCCGATTATTGCAGGCGTGGCCTCTCAACAAGCAGAAGCGTCTGAAGTCAAGAAGCCTGCCGTCCAGGTAAAGAGCAACCGCATTATGGAAGAGGCAATGCCATGATCCGTCCATCCATAGATCAGATCAAAGACCTGACCGTCTTTTTAAAAGACAAGAAAGTAGCACGTTTTTCCGGCCTCGGAATCGAGGTGGAATTTATGCCTGACTACACAGAAATGATGCCAGAGAAAGCACATGCATCAACGGAACTGACAGAAGAGCAACTGAAATTCTTCTCGTCGGAGCCGTCAGATGTATTGGTACGAACATAACAACTCTGAAGTCTGCAACGCCGTTGTTGACTTAGTCCAGAAGCTTCAGCAAGACCATTCCGAGCGCATCCAGTCCAATCTGGAATTCATGCGGATGTATGGTCAGAAAAACTACACACAACTAGGAACCTCCGGCGCCTTGTTCAAAGGCCAGCAAGCCGGTATGCGGTTCAATCCCAATGTGATGCGCCTGAACGTGGCACAAAGTCAGGTGGACACCATCACGTCCAAGATCGGCAGAAATAAGCCTCGGCCTCTATACCTGACACGCCAAGGTGATTACATGCTCCGGCGAAAAGCGAAGCGTCTCGGTGATTCAATGGAAGGTCTGTTTATGGAACAGAACCTCTACAACCTCATGCCGAGAATTTTCACTGATGCATGTGTTCAGGATCTAGGCTGCCTCAAGATTTTCCGTGAAGGCGACAAGATTAAATCCGAGCGTGTCTTCTCAAACCATATTTTTTGGGACTTCGACGAGGCTTTGTATGCTGCACCACGGTCCATGTTTCAGCGGATGGAGATGCACAAGTCGTCTCTGATCCACATGTTTCCGGAAAAGTCTCAGCAAATCGAGGCGTCCGGCATTGCAGATTCCTACTCTCAAGAAACCGACCACGAGCAGGAACTGACTGATTGCTATGAAGGATGGCATTTGCCAACTAGCGAAGACTCAGACGATGGACGGCACGTCATCTGTCTGGACGGAGTCACGCTGCTCGATGAACACTGGAACTATGACAAGTTTCCATTTGTGTTTCTGAGATGGTCCGATGCTCCTCTCGGATTCAGTGG